AAATCTTTATTTAAATTTTGTAAATTTCTAAATTGTGTTTTTGTTTTATCATTAATATTTGGAAATTTTGTTTTAAGTGGGACAATACGAATTTCTTCTCTTGATGGGGAGATTTCTTCAATCCAAACCCTTTCCAATGTATCTTCACTTCCGACTTTATATCTAACAAAGTTAATATTAACTTTAATGATACCATTTATATAACCCAAATCATTTATTAATTTTTCAATATCAATTGCAAGTTCTTTTAAACCACTTTTGTTTGTTATTTGGTACATATAATTTTTAATATCATCCATTTTAATATATGCAACATTATTTCCTGTTGATTGTGGTAATATATTATTATTAGTATCATAGAGTGTTACTTCCATAACATCATATTTACAATCACCAAAATCAGTAGTATCTATTTCCGTTTTTGAAACAATAAATAAATCATCCGATTGAAGAAATTGTCCTTCATTTGAAGATTTATTATCAATATTTTCAATATTTGTATATTTCTTAATGCTCATAAATTAAATATTAAAATGAATCAGGATGTGCTTTAGTAAATCCTGTATCATATATCTTATCTTTAGTAATTCCGTCTGATTTTTTAACTTCTATTTTCATAGTTCCCCCTTTATAATCGCTCGTTCCTGACCAACCTATAAATTTCTTTTTACTATCTACACCACCCCTTCCGCCAGCTGGTTTTTCGTTTATAGTAAGTTTAATTTGTTTTTGTTCTCCTGTGGGTAATGTAATTGTAGTCTGTTCTGCACCAATAATTGCCATATTTTGTATTGGTGTAAATGTGATATTAATTGTAATTGGATTTTTATCATTATTTGTAAAATCAATATAATCACCATTAGTCCATTTATTACCACCATTTGCGTTTATTTTAGCCCATACTTTTGATTTAGCTGGTTCTGTTTTTTCTTTTATTTTAACAATACAAACTTCATTAATTATATCTGCACCTGATGCCATAGCTTGTGCCTGGGTACCTTGTTGAATTGCTTGTTGTTGTTGAACTGCACCCAATTGAGCCTGTAAACCTTCTATTATTGAATTTAAAGAATCAATTTGTTTTATCAATGCTTTAATTTGTGCTTGGAATCCGGTGTTTTGAGATTGTAAAGATGCTCTCAATATAGATTCATCAACTGACTTTTGTAATGATATTGATATTTGACCGGCAAAATCACCAATTGTATTAGTCAATGTATCTATTTGATTTGCCAATACATCATTTGTTTGTTCAATACTTAATCTATTATTTATTTCCGTTTGAACTTGTGATTGTAATGTTGTTACTTGAGTATTTAAATTATCAATTGTTAATGTTAATCTTTGTACTTGTTTTCTCAAATCTTCAACCAAATTAACCTGTTCAGTATATAGTGGTCTTGGAACTAAATCTAAATTTGGTGTAGGTATATTTGGTTTTAATTCTTTTATATCTACATCTATTGCTTTAATAAGTTCAACCTCATCATATTTTGGTTTACTTAAATTTTTAAAAACTAAGGAGCTTGCAACATCCGTATTATCAACAATTGTAACACCATATTCATTTTTAGTATTAACGGCAGAACCTGATATACTTAAAATACTTTCTAAGTCACTTTGTCTTTTGGTTACTAATTTTTCAGATATTGCTTCTAAAGATGTTAACGCCATTATTCTATTATTTTAAATGTCAATTTATCATCTATTATATCGGTAATTCCGTTTTGTACTATTTTAATCTTTAATCTATAAACTCTATCCGCTGCATATGTTGATGTATCTAAATTGAAATAATTGGATGTACTATCACAACTTAATTTAGAATAATCACCAAATGGAACTATTGTTTCGTTTGTTATATAATCTTCAATTTGATAATATGTTGAACCCGATGGTAAATAGTTTGGTTGGTCGTACCCAAATGTTGTTCCAAATGTTTTTAGTGGAAACATATCTCTACCTTTGACTCTTATTTTAACTTTAGTATTTTTACTATATTGATTTTTTAAATTAGTAACTACAACCTTATAATCATCACTTGCAGAACCTGTTACCGGTGTTAAACTTCCTGTTGTAAATAAACTATCGTCCCAAACTAATTCTAATTTAGGTTCGTATATTGTATTTGTTTCCTTTGAAAAGAATTTTAATACACCATAATCAATACCATCATTGGCTACACTAATTGATGCAGATGGGTGGTGATGTAATATAAATCCATTATTCGGTAAAGAACCACTAACCCATATTCTAACTAAATCCGTTACATCCATTCTAATATCATCTGGTTCATTACTAAATGATTGTGATGCCATTGATGCACTATACCAAATACCACCGCCTGAACTATATATTGAACCAATTGAACCACTTTGTGCACCTTGTGTTTTAACCGGATAATCTGTATATTGTAATTCACCAAATACATTAGTCCATTTTTTTGCATTACTACCATCCATATAATACCAAGTAACCCCATCATATGTTACATTATCAAATTTTGTTCCCGTTCCCATTACCCAACTTCCAGATACTGCATTTGCATAAATTGTATATTCTAAAGGTATTTCTTCTGAGTTTGCTGATTTTAAATTTAAGTATGTTTTATAATTAAATACATATTCTCCGTTTGAAATATCCAATGCCAACGATGCCGACTCTAAATTATATGAAGCGGATACCACCAAAGATTGTGTTACATAATTATTCCAAGATGCAGAATATGATGATGATAAACTACTGGTAATTGATAAACTAGTACTATATGATGATGACCAATGTAATGATGATGATACTGCCGTATACCACGAAGATGATATTGTAGAAACGGATGCACTATTTGAATTTAATAAACTATTCAACGATGCGGATTCTTCCAAAACAACTTTGGAAACCTGTGTGATTGGAAATTTAATTAAAGTTCTAGCTATATCCATAGTAGAACCATAATAAAGTTTACCCACTTCTAATATCTCATCCCTACCTGTGTTTTGCTCAGGTTGTTGAAGATATATACTTGCGTCAAATGATGATGTGAAAAATTTATGCATTATATTGCCCTCCCTTTAATGTCTTTGTTAGGAAATTTAACTTCAAATATACATGGGTCTAAAGAAGGATAGACAATCTTACCTTTAGTTGCTGCATCTATATTATATCTATTTGGAGAATAGTTTTCGTTGTTATCACTTTTACAAATGTTGAATATTTTAACCGATGGTACACTCATTACCCCCTCTACGTTTGCAAGTATTAATTCTATTTCTGAAATGTTTATTGGTTTGTTAAATGTCCAATTATCTATATTAAAATAATCTTGTATTTCAGTTAAACAACTTGCAATAACTTCTCTTTTATTAAAATTAGAATATACTGATATTTCAAAATCACAACCCACATTAACAATAAACCCATCAATAATATTAATTGCGTCGGTCATCATTCTATACTCATTCAAATAAATTTTAAGATTATCTTTGATTGCTCCATTTAAAAGTGTTAAATGTTTATTTTCATTATAACCTAAAAGATACATATTAATAGCAAATGGATTATTTACTTCTGCAATATTAGTTTTCTTTTGAGTAAGATATTTTACAAGTTCTGTTTGTATTTGTGTATTGGTAGCGGTTTGTAATGATTTTACTAAGTTAGTAAATTCTGCTATGTTTTGTGGACTTGCTAAAATAGATGAAGGACTATTATTGTCAATTTCACCATCTGGGCTAACATATACTTTTGCAACACTACCATATCTTTCCGGCATTGATAATGCTCTTACAATATAGTCTTGTCTTGTTACTGCTCTATTTTGAGAACCAAATGTTGCTAATGCATTTTGTCTAATTTCTTCTATTGTTTCGGCACCTCTACCACCGGTTGCTGGTTCTAAATTTTCAACTGCAATAGAATTTTTTATTTCGTTGTATGCACCTATATTTTCTTGACTCAATGATAATAAATCTTCATCAAATTCAATTTTTCTAATTTTTGTTAAATCTCCTGTATTTACATTTGATGTGACACCACCACCTACTAAATAAGTTACATTTAATGTTTTATTTATAGGTGCAATACCGAATGTGTTTGTCTTTAAAAAATTAGATGGGTCAATTCCTTGATTTAATCTACTAATGCAATTTGCTAATCCTAATCCAATATTTTTAGTATTAGGTAATAGTTGTTCGTCTCCACTTGCATTATTACCACTTCCAAATTGTAAATCCATCGTATTATCCGAATTTACTTTAACTGAAAATCTATATGGTACTTTTTGTACTTCTAAAATATATGGAACAAATGAAGATGATTGATATGTATCACTATTTGATTGTATATTTGGTTGTTCTACAAAAATACTTTCTTGTGCTAAATAAGGTACTTCATAATATGTTGTACCATCTGCAGAATCTT